GCTTCTAGGAGAGAGAGTAGGAAAAGAAGGTTGGGATGCACACGATATAATATTGACAACTGAACTCCTAAATGAACCCCCGGATTCTCATGCCAGTGTTTGGACTCCAGACAGGGCCATGTACTATTTTGAGAAGGAGAAGAGGTTTAAAGTTGAGGATGTGATGCCCAAGTTCTGGTTTGATGGGCGGGATATTTACATGAGATTCTTTGCCAGAAGGGTTGAGGCATAGGAGTAAAGTGATGGATTCTTTCGATGAGGAGCATTTTTATAATTTCCGAAGACAAAAAAATATTCCTAAGGGGTGGTATGGGGGTTTGAATAGATTAATGAGTAAATATGGTATAAGTACATTTGGTTTGGCAGCTATTTTTTCTGTAACTGAGCAAACCGTAATCAATTGGTTAAATTTTGATCATTACCCCAATACTAGTAATGCAAATCTCATAGTTACTATTGTGTATTTATTAGACAACCCCAATGATGCTACCATGTCTATGAAGAACATGAGATTAATTAGAAATGAGACCTTATGGCACACTAGCATTAAATTACTTTCTGAGAGTAAAGATGTTATTGATAATAAGAAGGACTGGAAAAATGTTGAAAAAGATACTGTAGTATCTTTTGCAACTTCATTAATTAATATTTCCAATTTGCTTCGTGAGGCTTTGAGTGTTAGAACTGATTGGTTTAGAAAAAACTTATTTCTAATTGCAGTTTTAGGCCAGGAAGTAAAATAAGGGAGGTGATAATAGTGTCAGGTGATCTAATTGTTAGAGGACCGGATGGAGAGGTAACTCTTGATATTAGCGGACCCGGTAGATTGAGATGGGGTAATAGGTACTTAACGGCCATGATTTTTGAACAGTTTGATGAGGATGATCTCTTTGATATCCACAGTCCTAATCCTGTTTCCCTAAAGGACTTTGAGTTTATCAAGGGGAAGGCCCTCATTAGAATTAATTACTATTCCTCTCCCGTAAAAGCAAAAATTGATAAACCCGCTACATTGAGAATAATGTGGATAGATCATACTAATTGGGTTTATACTTGTATATTGAAGAAGACTACTAATAAGATAAACAATATATGTGATAATCTAATAGATGATCCCTTCAAGTATAGGTTATTTAAGAGAAGTGGGGGAAGGGATCATATGTTACATGCTGCTCCTAATGGAGCGTGGCAGACAATAAAGGACTATGCTCCAGATGGAGTTACTATTCCTAATGATCTTCGATCTAAGAGAATAGAAGTGCCTTCCATTACAAATCTTAAACTAGATAATAATGAGTATGTTGTGGGAGATATTAGACAGACCGATGTTTACGTGCATAACAAGGGAGAGATAGACAGATTCGAAAATGAAGCTACGGATAAGATAGTTAAAGTGTATACTATCGTAAAGGATCATCACGCCAATAATGTTAATACTTACAATTATAACATCGAATATCTGAAGCAGGCCTTACAACTAAAAACTCTTGGAAAATAGTAAACCAGATTACAGTTAATAAACATTAGAAGTTGTGCGTTAGAAAGGATAAAAATATGAATCAAAGAAATGTAGTGGATTTACGAAATGTACAAGTAAGAACTGCGACAGTAGAGGTGAAACATATTACAATAAGTGATAGAAAATTAACTCAAACCGTATTTCGACAGGTTCAAGAGGAGGATATTATTGACTTTGAGAATGCTATATATAAAGGAATTCCGTGGGGGCATGTGAACTATTTCTGGGGATCATGGAAAGGTAGTCGAGCAACAGAAACGACTAAACACATCTTGTGGCAAAAAGCAGATGAGTTAAGAAGATGTGTTATTAATGGTACTAGATACTTTGACAATTATGAAGAGGCATATACAAAATTTGTAGAAGATCCTTTCACACTTTCATTTAGTGACAAATCTGACCAAATTAAGGAAGATACAATTATATTGACACTACAAGTGGAGAATAAAATTGAAAAACTATTAGAAACTTATGCAACCTATCCACCAATAGCTGTTCTACCACTTAGAGATTTTCAAACCAAAATGTCTCATGTTCTGAAAGTGTGGGAAGAAAAGAATATTAGAAATAACTGGTACAAGTATATGGGATCAAGTTTTAACACCTTCTCAGACTTTTTCTGGGCAGAATTAAAAAGGGTATATAGTGAGGAGATACAAAAATATAGTACTGGAGCTAAGGAGATCATTATTCCTGCTGCTAAGATTGCATATCAGATTTATGTAAATAATCACTTGAAGCCCTGTAGTGATTTGTTAAGACGACTTCACGATTTAGACCAGATGTATATTGCAGTTTAAAAAGAGGACAAAGTAGACCATCCTATATTAGGATGGTCTACTCTCAACAAAAAGGAGGTAGAATGGCATTTAGGGACCGAGCGTTAGACATGGGGTTAACTGTTCACAGCGAGGGAGTATACCAATACATTGATCGTCACAGTTCAGTGATGTATCAAGAGCTCAAGACAAATACCGATCTCCGTGTGCCGTTGCTAGGAGTTTTTACTCGCAGAACCCCACGCGAGAATGAAGAAGCAGCGCAATGGGCATACGTTGGATATGTTTCAGATGGGTATCAATTTGTTGGAAATGATGCTGTCCTCAGTCCAATTAGAGAATCAATTTCTGAAGTGGGATCACCAATCTTTACTGAGCACACATATATGAATGAATTCTATACGATGATGCTCAATGAGATGTTGATTCAGAATGTCACAAATTATCCACAAGTTGGAGACATATATCCAAACATTATCGTTACGAATAGCTACAATGGTTCAAGGGCTGTTCGAATCACATTTGGTATTTCTATCAGTGAGGATGAGCGTAACCCACGTGTCGGTTTCGGATTCCAAAGATTTGGCCAGATGAGGCAAGTACACTATCAACATGCTAGGTCAAGAATGACAACTGCTGTTGGAGCATATATTGATATTTTTTCTCAGAACATTGTTAGCCTCATTGAGGAGAACTTTAGCCAAAGTGTCTCTGAGGAAAATATGCTTGCTGTCCTCGACGTAATTGAAAACTCAGTTGGTAAGAGACGCAGGAATTCCCTTTCCATGTACCTAGAAGAGATTGGTGCAAACAATATCACTTCCTGGAATCTGTTTCATTCCATCTGTAGGTTCAGCTCCATTGAGAAGAATCTAAATGCAAGGATATTGATGGAGGATGTGGCTGAAAGCGTTTTAACTATTCCTTCACAGATGTTCAACGCAGTTGCCACATTAGAAGCAGCCAGGCGAGCAGCATAGTTACAAATCCAAAAAAAATGGGCCTGGTTTACGTTAGGTCTATTTTTTTGTCTTTCTACCGGAACAAATTTAAAAAATATCATGGAGATCGAGTATGCCAGATAAACCGGGCAAAAGACCATTTGTTCCTTCAAGAAGTTATGATATTCAGATGAGGATAAGGGACAAAGATTACTCTATGGACTTGTCCAGAGTTCGTATTGTCAACTCTTTAAATCGACCATTTCAAACAATAATCCTTGATTTGTTTATTGATCCGAGGGATATAATTTTAGATTACATTTATGGACAAGATCCAATTAAGTTGAGTGTACGTTATATTGGTGAAACACAAGCCCAGGTAGCAAAAGAGCAGATTGACTATACTCTTGTACATTTTAAGTCTGGTTTTACCCTCCCCATGCAGCGAAGCCTTGCCGGCTCTGATAGAAAAAGTGATCAACCAGATAGGACCAACATTAGTATACTAACTGTTCCAGAGAAAGAGTTGTTTTCACTATCAACTCTTGTGAATAAGGTTTACTATGCATCAACAATAGAAGAGATAATACGAGATTTAGTTGAAGAATCATATGCGACTCTGGAGATTGATCAAGAGGATTTAAATACCGAACAACTTGATCAAGTAATTATTCCCCCGATATCTTTGAATAAAGCTATTACATATTTAGATAATATATTTGGATTTTATAGAGGATCAATGGGTTGGAATTTTAGTGGAGATAAGTTACACATATACAATTTAACTAGGAGAATGAATAAAGCTACTGCCTTTACAATATACCAACTTGTTTCTGGAGATGATAATAGTGACACAATTGAGAAGTGTAACGACGGAAAAAACTTCTATACTTACGAACTTATGCGAACTGATTACAGTGCTAATACTAGATTCATCTATGAATCTAAACGTGTAAACTTCATTGTAAAACCTAGAGATAATCTGTATAGTACTATCAATTTGGATTTGGAAGAAGTGTGTAAGGATTACGGTTTAATGTCTAAAAGAGGCGTTCAGATATTTCACAATCCTGTAGTAGATAGGACCAAGTATCATATAGATCACACTGGTTATGACGCTGATGATACATTTGCGATTGCGAGAACTACTCCACTAATTAGGAATCTCTCTACTCTTAAATTTTCTTTAGAGAGAAACCTTCGTATTCTAAATCTAACGAATGTCGGTCAGCCCGCAAACTTAAACGTCAGAGTGTCGGAAAATATTAATGTAAGCGGAAAGTATATAATTAGTTCTTCTGATTTGGTTTTTGTTAGAGATGGTGAATGGCAGGCCGTAGCAACTGTTAGATTAATGAGAACTAATCCGACTTTATAAATCCAAAAAGAATGGTGTTAAGAGGCCTACAGCCTCTACACCCAAATGGGAAACATTAACTTTTATTTACAAAAAGTAAGATCCTCTCGTAAACATAAATCTAAATCAAAAGACAAATCTTTTACCACCACCTTTCTATTAACTTTGTCTGAGTCTGTATCGAGCGATTTCTCGCTGTGTTTGCCTATACTGCTGAGTTCTCCTTTCAATGATGTACTCAACATTTCCACTTTCTCCTTTTTCGAATGTGGTTGACACTAGCGACCTCATACCTTTGGTCACACAGCATGCAGTATAGTCCCTCAAGGGGAAGAGTGTGTTTTTCCAGACTCGGCGGCATCACTATAATACCTTTGTCACAAACAGGGCAGGGTACTGATTCCTCGTAAATGAAGTGTTCGAGTTTCAGTACAGGGTTATGTGCATTCTTCCCACTACTAATAACTTCTCTGTCAAAGGCAGACCCCAGTTTGCTTGCCAAGTTATCCAATATTCTTTACCTCTCTCTTCTTGGTACAGGTTTTTTTCAAAACCCCCTTTCAGGTAACATCCTCTAATAAAAAATGACCTCTCTGCTCCTACATACACCACCTCCTTTTTTCTTTTTCCCTTTGTCGAGAGAGGGCCTTGATTCAACGAAGGGAAATAAATTTAATTTCCTCAACTAAAAAAACACAACAATCCTCTACTAGTAAGTAATATATATAGCAAGTTTTCTCATCCCAAAAGTGAGAACAAATAAAAAAGGTAAGATGCGACTACGTTAAGGAGAATGAATGATAAATGCACAGAAACTCGAAGATCATGCTGAGAAGTATGTCTCCGAATATCTGAAGTGCAAACAGTCTTTTCTCTATTTTTGCCGAAAGTATGTAAAGATTGAATTGCCTGGGGGAGACGTACCTCTAATTCCCTACGGTGCACAAGAAAATCTGATAATGGAGATTCTCCGAAAACATTTTATTTTCGTTCTAAAATCCAGACAAATAGGAATCTCAACTATAATTCAAGCATTGATCTGTTGGCTAGTAACGTTTTATAAGAACGTAGTCATTGGAATCATCTCAAAAGATGCACCCGAGGCAACTGATTTTGCTCGTCACATTATGAGTATGATTGATAAGTTGCCCAAATGGATGGCTCCTAAGTTTACTAAGAGAACAGAAAGGACATTTATATTAAGCAATGGCTGTAAATGTTTCGCCTCGCCGGTTGCCCCGAATGCTCCTGAGAAGACTTTACGTGGTAAATCCGTCACTTTCCTCGTTATTGATGAAGCAGCATTTATTAAATTTATCGACGATGCGTGGACCGGTATGGTTCCGGCGTTATCAACAAATCAGAAGAATGCGAGGGAGAAGAAAGTCCCCTTTGGTACAGTAATACTTTCTACTCCAAATAAGACTCAAGGAGTTGGTAAGTGGTTTTATGAACGGTATCAAAGAGCGATCAGCAGAGATGATATTTTTAAACCAGTACAGATTCACTGGGGAGATATACCACAGTTGGCCAAGGATCCAGATTGGTATAAAACTCAGTGTGAACTTTGGGGCCACGATAAAAGAAAAATTCAACAGGAGCTGGAACTTAAGTTCATTGCGTCGACAGGTTCATTCTTTGATGCTGATATAATTGAGCATCTACAGGACATAAAGATTGAACCAATTAACGTTATGAAGTTATATAATGGAGAGATATGGAAGTTTTCAGACCCAATTCCTGGAAGATTTTATATTGCAGGGGTTGATACTGCTCCTGAGTTTGGCAGTGATAAATCAGCTATTGAAGTGTTCGACTACGAAACTCTTGAACAGGTTTGGGAATTTCAAGGAAAATGTTCAGTAACTGACTTTACAGAAGTTGTTAAAATAGCCGGTATTCAATATCCTGGTTGTATAGTTATTGAAAATAATTCATATGGAAATCAGGTTGCTGAAACAATTAATAATACTGATCTTTCAATGATGATGTACAAGGAGAAAAAGGGGAAAGACCAAATTGTGCCTGGTTTGAATACAAACTCAAGGACAAGGCCACTAATGATTGATTCTCTTTATTCTTATGTAAGTGAATTTCCTGAGTGTATCAAATCAAAAAGATTGATCCTTGAGTTAATTGGATTGATAAGTAAACCAAGTGGCAGAGTCGAGGCCGATAGTGGTTGTAATGATGACTTATCACTTGCTGCTGCGTGTGCATATTATGTTCGTAAATATGATCCACCAATGATGATTGGTCTACCGGGAGTACAGGAAAGTTCTATAGAAGCTATAATGGACCTCAACTATAGGGATACTGTTGTTCCGTTTGGGAATCAGAAAATTATAGATGATGTACGAAGAAGACTTATTGAAGGAGAACTTGATGATCCATTTGTTAATACAGTAGAAACGTACATGAGTTAGGAGCAAAAGTATGAGCGATGTTATTCAACAGGAATTCTTTGCACTTCCAGTTGCGCCTAAAGTTGTAGCACGTATAGATGGTGAGCCTCTGTATGGATCGAAGACTCTAAATTATATGTTTGTAAAGTCAATATCAAAAGTTGCAATGACTAAACCTGTTGCAGAGGACATAAGAAAACTTATTGATGAAAAAGTAATTATCCCTTGTTGGATGACAAAAGGGGTAAGAAAAATTAGAAAATTTGTAATTAATGAGAAGGGGGCAATAAGACATATAGCTGGTTTTTATGATCCTAATTCTAATAAGGTTATCATTTTAGTTGATAATCATATAAACAAATGGGGTTTTGCTTCTAATAAGGTCTTAGCTGAAATCACTATTCACGAATGTATGCATATGTTTGCACACAAAAATCCGAGCAAATTTTACTCCGCTTTTAAGAATGACTTGAAGAAGTTTTACTATGCATACTTCAATGAAATTTTTCAGTTCGGTGGAAAACCAGTTAAAGAAATGGAAAACATTGTAAGATTTATCGCATCCGTCGAGAAGAAAGTTGCTGGGGTAGGATTATCTAATTCTGTTCTCAAGCGTTATTATAATTACTTAGATAAGCATTTAAGAAAATACTCTGGTCTAAAAGGCAAGGAATTTGATAAGAGGTTGATGGATTACATTGCTATTATGAAACTTTACTCAAAAAGTGTTCCTATGTTCTTGCGAGCGAGGAGTAAATACATACACATTCTCAACCCCATTCAAAAGGCGTATCAAGCTACATTTGGAGGGGTAAGTGACACTATACCAATTCAAGAGTTATTTGTAGTTTCTGAAGTTATATCTGTATCTAGTGAGATAAAGATAAGGTCAAGTATATATAAAATGTTCAAATAAAGGAGATCTAAATGCCGGATGATGAATTTGATTCCACTGAGGAATTAAAGAAAACCGCCGAGCAAGAGTATGAAGAGAGGTTAAAAAATATCGGTGGAGTTAACGCCGCTGCTGCAAAAATGCAAGCAGGCATTGAAGAAAGAATTGATGAGATAAAGGATATAGGAACACAAGAAGGAATTGAACAAGTATCTAAGGCAACCAGTTCTGTCCTTCGGAGTTTAAGTGCTGTCATTAAGGAAGTTGCAATGGGGACCAGGAAGATCACCGTTGGAACTGCCCTAGCAACAAAAGATGCCATTGGACAGTATGGAAAAGCGATAAGTGAAGATATAAGTTTTAAGAAAGAAAACATAATGGCAATGGGTCTTGCAAGGGCCTCCCCAATATTTGGATATTTCGCATCCAAATTCATGGAGACTGACGTCTTCAAATCTGCTGCAGATAGAATTAAGACTACATTTAGTGATGCCATCTCTTCGGTTGGTGGGAAGTTCAAAGGACTTTTCACCACAGGTATGGACAGAGTTAAGGGTCTATTTGATAAAGGGAAAAGAGCAGAAGCTGGAGCAGTACCTAAACTCCAAGCAGGTGGTGTAATTGGCAAGGGAGGGTTAGCGGAAGTACATAAGGCAGAAGTTGTAATGCCAATTGATCTCCTGTTGAAAAAGATAGATGAGTTAAAAGCGCCAAGCGAAAAGGCAGTCGAAGCTGTTGGTAAACCAGTAAAAATGTTTAATCGTCTTCTAGCCACTATGTCGAAACGTCAACACAGCATTGAGGCATACACTCTTCGACGTGGTCCACAAGAGAGAAGGGGATTGATAAAATCATTCCTAAGTGCTTATACCGATACGTTTGAAGAATATCAATTACCTTGGCAACAGCAGATGATAAGACTTCAGAGAAGAATGGTCTTCGGTCTTATTGGTATTGGTAATAGATTTAGAATTGCCTTATCAACTATGCTTTATGAGAATCCTCTTATAAGAAACTTCCTCTGGAGTGCAGGCGTGATCGGTAAAGCGCTCGCACTACCCGGTACTATTTTATTCAAAAAAAGGGGCGGATATGAGGCCGATCTTCCAAAAACTGGAAAAAATCCATTTGAAAATTTAGTTAGTATTGCTGGAACAACCTATACTGGAGTAATGTATCAGTCTGATAGATTGATTGCTCACGCTAAAGCATCATCTGAAGCATTACAAGATATGGCAGGTATAATAACCGGCAAAGATTATAAACAAATTGAAGAAATTCAAAAAAGGCAGTGGTCAATAGCAGGTAAGTCAATAAGAGCTATTGCTGCTCCTATTGAATGGGCAACTAAGAGAAGTGCAATACTTAGTGAAGAGACTAAGGAATTTTGGACTAAGAAGCGAGGCTTTACAGAGCTTTTAATGTCCCCATTTAAAAAATTGTTTGAGAAAAAAGAAGAAACCAAGGCACTTCCGTTGACTACTATGCAAAAGATAGAGTATATTGTTGATCATCTCTACAATAGATTAGATAAGTGGGCACAGTGGAGAGAAATGGGTTTAGAGATACAACAAGATCAATTTGAGATGATAGAAGATCAGAGACCTTGGTATAAGAAGATGCTCGGCAAAACTGAGGATATAAAAGATGCATCTCAAAAGACTTCCCGAAGAATCAGAGGTTTTGGTAGAAGCGCATTAAGATGGATTATGATGGCCTTCGGTTTTGTTAGGAGTTTTATTGGTAATATTGGAGGCATAGCAGCAAAGTTTCTTGCAGGTACAGTACTTCCTCTACTAACAAGAACACTGCCTGCTCTACTAAGGCCACTACTTAGCGCAGCAGTTTTAGGTCCCCTACTTGCAGGGGCGGGTGGACTTGCTGTTGGAAGTTTGATAAATAAATATATAGTTGATCCATTTATGGAAAGACGATCAAAAGAATTACAGAAGAAAATTTCAGAAGATTGGCAAGAAGTTGAAAAGGGTATGAGGGCTAGAAAAGAAGCGGCTGGTGGTCGTGGTAGAGGTAGAGTCGAAGCAGTACATGGAGCCCGAATCGCTACAAGCCTTGGTGGAACAGCAGAAGAGTTGAGACAGAGATATTATGTTGGTGGTGTGGGTGGAAGCGAAGGATACATGGCCATACAGGCTGCTCAGCAAGCATACATGGAACAACATATTGGTGACTATATTCCATATGGTTTTGATCAAGTTTCAAAGGCTAGAATTGAATTTGGTAAAGTGGCTGGAAAGAAAATACCATTTGGTGATCCAGCAAAGTATGGTGCTGAAAGGGAAAAGCGTTTCTTGGGTTTTCTCAAGTCGCAGTATAAGCCTGTTGGTCTTGAGGCTCTAGCCGGAACTGTTAGGAGCAAAGATGCATTAGACAAAGCAGTTAGAGCTGGTCAAGTTGCTATGGAGAAAGCTAGAGGAGTTACTACAGACAAAGTAGCACTCGCTCGTGGTGCTGCAATGGACTTCATTATGCAAACCGAACCTATCGTTGAGATGGGCAAGAAAACTCTTAAAGAAATAAAAGAAGGTGCTGAACAACAAACTACTGCCGTAGTATCATCTGTCAACACTATGGTTAATAGCAATCAGCAGAATATTGCCACAGGCGGTGGTGGCCAGCAGCAAATGGGGGAACATGATGCCATTGCAGATAAAGTAATTACAGATGGTACGTAAGGAGGATATAGATGGGAGAAAAAGGTATAGTTACACTAGATCCTATTTGGGGTCTTCCGCCTGATACTTTTGTTAGCAACAATATGATTGAGAATACAATGCCCGTTGCTACCATAACTCCTCAGGTTCCGGTGTTTTCCTTGGGTTTGTCTCTTTATAAGACTGAGAAAGCGTGGCCTCAGTATAATGAATTGTTAAATGCTCACGGTTTTAAACTTCGTAACACCCCTATTAAAGTAGCATTCTTAGCTGATAACTTTCCGACAGATACTTTTTCAAATGAGTATGGGGAAAGTTTTATAAATAAGATTACTGATATTGCTAGTCAGGGTGCAGGCGAATTAGCTCAAGTATTAGGTGCTCGTACAGCAACTGGAGCAGTCAGAGGAGCAGGTGATGTTTTAGCGAAAATTGGAACAGCACTACCTGGGGGTGCTGGGGCACTTCTTAAGAAAGTTGGAACTGCTGCTGGCGAAGGTGCTAGATCAACTGAGGCAGCACTAGCCAAACTTGGTTCAGGTACAGGTTTGGGTGCTGGAGGTGCTAATGCCGTAGGACTTATTAACCGAATGTTAGCTGGTGCAAGGGTTGACTTTCCTCAAGTATGGAAGAATAGTGGTTTTAGTCCATCATACCAATTAACAATACGACTCTATAATCCTGCACCGGGCAATGATTATTCCACTAAGAAATATATTATAGGTCCAATAATTGCTCTCTTACTTCTTGCGACTCCTCAGACATCGGATGGTCAGACTTACACTTGGCCCTTCTTACAGTCTATTAAATGTCCTGGACTATTTGAACTATCTCCATCATTCATAGGAAGTACGGCAGTTATAAAAGGCGGGGATCAGCAATCAATTGCTTATAATCAGAGAATGGGTATTGTAGATGTAAGGTTAGATATTGGAAGTCTGTACAATAGTATGGTTGTAGGTAAGACGAAAGGAATTGAGGGAGGAAGACCTACATTACAACAATATGCTAAAGTTCTGGCTGAAGAAGGATCCACAGCGGAGGTGTATGATAGTCCAATATCTGGTCGTATACCTACTCCAGTTCAACCGCCAACGACAGCTTCAGTACAACGAGCTACTACTAGGACAGTGCAAACTACTACACCTACACCAAGGGTTCCGGAACAAGTTGAAGATACTTTTGATGATTTAGTAGATAGGGCGAGGGGTTTTCTTGGTCTCTAACAGACGGAATTTCTTAGGACCATCGTGATATAATAGGCGAGATATAGATTGATAACAAATTTAGTTTGAGTAGTGAATCTGTCATACCTATCAACATAGTTTAAGTCAACGGCTATCTTCATTAAAGTGTCGCCAACCACCTGTTTGAAACTCACACGATTCCCAAGTCTTTTCACAGCCATTAACTTCTTTACGTAATTGTAATAATCCCTACCGCAAATCTGTTTCACACTTGTCACGTTCTTAAGATAGAGTTGTAATATCATCTTAATATCATCTGCGTATTTCAAATCAATCACTGTATTCGCAATTTGCTGGGCCAGTACGGCACTCACTTTTGTTAGTTTCTTAGCTTCATTAACTGCTTTCTTATCTACAGTTTTGTAAACTGTTATCTTTTTAACAATTTGATCAATCACTCTTCCAGCTTTTTCCATCTTCTGCAATTCAGCAGGATCTTCCATACCTTCTTCGGGTTCATAGGGTTTCTTTATTGCAACTCCTGTCTTTGCAGCATGATAGTATAGTGATGCAAAACTTTTTATACTTTGGGACAATCTGTGTCGATAGGCTAATATAAAGTCAGCTATTTTGTCAGGATCTGCTTCCTGAATAAATGGTGTGTGTTTCTTGGCCATCTCTTTTGAAAGAAACATAATGGTGCTAGGAATAGTTTTCTCACGAGCGAAGAGATGAGTCTTTGTTAGATGCTCAAGGGCATACTTAAAGAGGTCGGGATTACAATACGGGATTTGTCTGTGCATTAAGTTTGAGTAATATCTAATCCCCATATAAGTTAATATTGTCTGAAACAATACTCTGTCTCTTTTCTTTAAGGCAGCATACATACTGAATATAAGTAAGTTCGTTTGAATCTCTCTGACTAATAGTCCAGCTTTTGGGCCTATCCCAACGTAGAATCTATTTCTGAAGTCTTTAATATCCTTCTCTTTCAATCCAACTGCAGCAAGTATTTCATAGAAATGTTTCTTAACTGCGGGATAGTGACAAGGTTCAACTAACCTACTCAGCTCATCACCGACGGTACGCAGCATGTACCTTTTAAGTCTTGGAAGATTAATTTTTGACTTTTGGTATAGTGTTTGCATATCTCCTAACCATATATGGCAATTGAAATATCATCGTCAGTAAAGAATATATACTCTGGCCCATACTCAAGTAGTTCTTGTTGTGTAAAGTCTTTATATGGATCAAACACAAAGAAGATATTTGATTCAGGTTTGAGAAGAGCAACGTGATTTACTCCATTAATTTCTTGAACTATATCTATAATTTCAGATCGGTAGATTGTCGCATTAACCCCGAATCTTTCGGTGAATGCCGCAATTAACGCTGCCTTAATATCATTTGATAACTTTGTTGCTGAGTCTGGATAAAGAGGATCCTTGTGTACCTCCATTTCTAACTGTAGTGGAATTTCATATATTGGAACAACCCAACCACCAACACCTGTGTAAATGTATTTCACGCCCTTATTTGTTACATAAACTATATCATCTGTAATAGGTTCTGTGAAAATCCAAGTTACTGATGTAGCATCTGAGCATTCAGCTATATCATCCTTGTGTCCTTCCCATGCCCCACCTTCAAATCCACTGACAATATATCTATCACCTAATGATGGCGCAACGGGCACAGTCGTTAGTCCAATATCAATTACTGGAAACCTAGAGACTTCATTCCGTTGCATACCACTCATGGTTCCAGTTGAGTTAGCGAATTTAAGGTTGGTGAAATCTGTCAGCATCCTATAGTCTACAAAGTCCATTGAAGCTAACATATTTTGTAGGACTACTAATTCAAAATTTGCCTGGTTGATTCCATCATAATATTCAGCTTGAATAACTGGAACATCATAGATTGTAATTTCAGTAGGTGAAGTAGCATCATTTGCTGTTAGGTTAGATACCATAAAGCTATCTAAGGATTGTCTAAAGACCAACTCGTTTTCATATCTTGCAAAGGTCTCAGTTACTGTACTTAGAGTAAATTGTATTGTTAAAAGATCCTCTGGTAGATCAGTATATGGATCAATGATAACTTCATAGTATTTATTGACTGAATCGTTTACCATTGCATATGTTGAAGCGTCCTGAAGGATCTTCATTTCGCAGGTTGTTGTAGCATAATCTAGTTCAGTTGTAGAGTATAGGAGTCTGAATATTGCTTGGCTACCAGACCTTTGAACAGATAAAGTTGTTGCAACCAAATTGTACTCGACTCCGTAACCAGTTACAAGAAGTGGATTTTGAGAAATTTGGTCCATAATATAGTGATAGTAAGCAGCTTTATTATAAATATTGTCAGTGGATATATCGAATAGAGTATAGTAGTTTACTCCATCAATTGGTATGACAGTCCCTCTCTCTATATAGACAGAGGTTATTGGAGAAGTGGAGTCAACTGAAAACCAAGCATTTCTCATTGGAACTAGTTGATCAACTACCGTTAGTGTATCATCTTCAGTTGTACCATTTTCGGTACCATATAGAAGGGTAGTAAATAACATTATTTCATTGACTTTGATGTCTGATCTTTTTAGAATTGCTATTGAATTTGGTGCGATTGGAGAAACAAGATCCTCGTCTGTGCTTGTTAGTACAACATCAGTGTGGGTATAGTCATCATAAGTTACAAGTCGTCCAAGAGATGATATGTTGGCAATTGCATTACTTCTGATATCTTCAACATCTTCTTCGTCTTCTCCTCCTGTTGCTGGGACTGGATTTGTGACAGCATAACTAACTATCTGTTGTACACCAGCGGTAGTTACGTTATAAATTCTCTCTCCTGACCTTATTGAACCAGCTATGACATTTCCGTCTGCACCTTCGGTTTCTAGTACAGAAACTTTTACAGTAGAACCAGGTATAGGTTGTACTCCCATCAAACCGTTACCAAAATACAGCCGTCTTCCGAATCCAGTTCTCCTTGAAACGTACCCCTTATCTGTCGCACTCATTAAATACAAACTTTCAAACTCGGTCCATAAGTCGAAACCAGCACTTCCTGGGTCTCTGACTTCTACAACCTGATCAGCAACTTTTCCTTCAATAGGTACATCAATTGTGGAAAACTGATAAGTTTTCAGATCTTCATCAACCTGAAATTCTTGAACGGTTTCTTTGTACTGTCTGAGTGGAAGGACGAAACTAAAGTTGAAATTAGCAGTTGTATCAACATCAACTGGAAGGTTGTAAATATTAGTTCCCTCTGTTATTTTCACTCCAACAGCTTGATTATTTAATACTGTAATGTCGGTTCTATAGTAGGTAAGGAATTCTATATTTTGTGCTTTGAATATAAAGTTTTCTGGAATTGTAAATGTAGTATTAGCATCTGGAAAACCAAAAGGCATTGTCATTAGAATATTGACTGTGGAAAAAATAGCTTCTTTAGTATTGTAACCCAGAAATGCTGAGAGGTTAAAAATGGACTCATCTAATTGGGCAGTGGTTAAAAAGAACTCCCTGTATGCGGAAATCTGGTAAAACATCAGATTTCCAGTTAGGGTAGATATTATATTCACAATAAAAGAAAGGAAGGATGATTTGGTCAGATCAACATTTTCTAATTCTAAGTATGTCTTCAAGTGTTCTGCAATCTGCTCTCTTGTATTATCTCTTGACAGATATACCTGACTAGAAATTGTAGTTTCTGAAGCACCTGTAGAAGAAATTGTATCATTAGCCATATTTAATTTATCCCCTTAGCAGTCTCCTGGATTTGCTCCATCTCCGACGAAGTAGAAACCACTGTTTTCGTCGAAGAGACTTTTTAATCTTTCTCTAAGTATTTTGTTTTTGGTAAGCATTTTTGTAAGAAAGGCAGCATCAGAAATATCATAGATCTTCTTCGTGTATTCAAAGAATGCAAGAATTCTAGTGACTTGCTCATCGGCATTCGCAGTTGTCTCACTTTCCCTAACTTCAATTTTTAGTTTCCAATATCTCCTATCTGTGTTTGCTGATATTTCAGCGTTTGTGACTATGAAAAGCGGATAGATATCATTGACTGGCCTTAGATATTCTTGTTCAAGTTTAATCAGATCACCAGGATAGGGTGTGATGTTGTAGGTATTCGGAAATGTAATATTTGTTTCTCCTTCCTTTATATAACCTATATCTTCACCTGAAAATGCAGTCGCTACTTCATCAGTCCAGTATATTGGAAGAAGAAGATATTTGTCCCACCTCATTCCAGTTAAGTCACCAATTCTTTCGTAAGATCCACCGAAGACATAATCATCTTCCCAAATTGTAGACTCTCTATTTATATTATAGTAAGTTACAAGAAATCTGGGAGCATGTTTACTATAAACATCATAGACGAGTTTTTGATACTCGTGAATATACTCGTATAATCTTTCATAGTTTTGTAAGTAGTCTGTCATTATACCCTCGGCATTCCAACTTTTGGTTGTCTAAGGAAAGCCATCTTTTTCATTGCGACCATGGCCATCTGAGTATTTTTGACCTTATCGGTATAGAGATCAATAATACCCTTAATCAGAAATATTTTTCTCCCTAGCTTCTTAGTTGCATGGTCAGCATAGAAAATGTCAAGATCTGATTTAATGTGTTCCCCCTTCTTTAGAACCTTCACTTGATAATTCAGGTCATCTAAATCAGTTACCTTAACTGGAGTAACTTGAACTAGCTCATAATTCTTTCCTAACTCCATTTCTAGTCCATCAACAAACTGCTTCATCTTTGACATTTCGGCCATCGTTATAGTCATGAAAGTAAGAGAATCATCATACTCCTCACCCGGTGCGTTCATCCTTCCAATTATAACTCCATGAGTGAAATATTGATTGGAAGGGATGTGGGGGATAGTAAACATTTGGGTATTACCCTTATGTTTCTTTCTAAATAATCCCTTGTAATTCTTGTAAACATGATAATATAGTCTCATTATTCAATCCCAGTAATGTTGAAGTATAAAGACTCATCAATTTCAAATGATACTCCACCTCTTTCTCCTTGATAGTCAACAACAATGCTAACTGTAAAACCTTTTGCACCTGTCAAATATTCAACATCTAAACTGACGATTTCTGCTCTATCATCGTAACGTCTTAGTTTATATATAATCTCGTCTCTGATCTCTTCCTGTGTATCATCATCCTGTGGGTCAAATACATATTTGTATAAATCACTACCGAACTCGGGGTCATATGTATATGTTCGAGTTGGAGTGAGTAGTATGTTGTTCCAAGATGTTAGGATAGTCTGTAGGTCCTCAACGCGGTAGAAATCTCCAAATGGAGCAATCTTAGCTGTATAATCCGCTATCGTTCCGCTCGAACCAATTACAGACTTTTGAAACTTTTCCATTAATGTGGACATCTATTTTCCTCTACTTTAGTCTTTTGACCTCCTCTTTCATCAACTTTCTTTTCTCTTCCTCAAGGTCTGACTTCCATTTGAGGTAGTCAAAAAGTTTCTTTACGGGCATGGCAGCGACTTCGGAGTATGACATTCCACTCATTTCCATACAAGCGTAGATGTTCTCAGCTAGAGTTTTACGATAATTTGCGATTTGATCATGCTCCGAATACCATCCGAAAAAAGCTGTCAACTAAATCGACGTCAACAATTTCATCTTGACCACAGAATGTACAGTTAGTTCTCATTTTCAAATCAAGACCATATTTGCCAAACTCCTCCAGATAACTATCATGGATAGCTCTTTTATCTTTTGCTGGAAGAGATAAATATGCATCTCTCATATCCTGTGGTTCACTGTAGACTTTAGGTTCTTTGGCCTCTGGAACGTCCTGTTCAAACTGGTCAAGAATTAGCATTTCAGTAATTACGTCAAGGCTAATTCCAGAAAGTTCCTTCATTAATCTTTCTTCGTCTTTCAGTGTTGGTTGTTTGATAATTGCTGAGACGCCTGTAGTTATCGGAAGTGGAACTTTAACTCTTTTTGTCAATATGTCATTACCCGGGTACATATTAATACTAAATGTACTAGAAGCCTTAACCGTAACTGGAAACATCTTTCTACAAGCAAGACATCTAACATCGTAATTTCTTATTTCTTCATAGGTAATGTGATAGAGACCATATAAAATTGCATCTCTATCTTTCAATGTCACATTTGCCAGAAATGACTTGAAATTAGTAACTGCTTCGGGCTTCTTGACAACTGAATCAAAAAGACATCTATTTAAATGTTCTGTAACTTTTTGTGGTGTGACCAGACTTCCTTTAAGTCGTTCTTCTTCCGAGACATTCAGCGATCTCACATGAAATGACATTTTCGTCTGAGGTGTGATAACCTCGTATTCAGGATACGACACACCAAAACCCTTAAACGGCATCTTTGATCTCCTTTCTTAATCTCTATAGACTATCTGAGTTTTGCGAATTTCCCCTTTAACTTTCCAAGTTTTCCAGCAACAGCCTTGGAACACTTCTTTGGATCTTTCGAATCAGCACAAGCTTTCAACGATGATTGTAGATCAGCAACTTGTGCCTGTATTGCTTTGGATCTAGCTTCCTTCATACAGGCAGTCTTTTCTTTTCCAGACTTCCCGGCACACGCCTTTGCCCATTTGCCAAAGAGTCTCTTATAAGTCTTAACTGAAGCATAAGCCAATAAAGTAGCAAGAGCAGCACCACCAATTATAACAGCAGCACCACCACCAGCAGCAGCGGCAGCAGGTGTTAATGTATAACCACCAGCAGCAGCAACCTTTGTAGCCACAGCAGTAGCACCGGTTTTCGCCCCAACTGCTTGCAAGGCAGCCACAGTCTTTGCACCAGCAGCAGCAGCACCTGTAGCAACTCCTTTTCTACCTTTCTGGTATGCTAGACTTAGACTATGTTTGAGGCTACTTTGTTTGGCAATCAGATCTTTATTCGTCGCTATAAGACTACGATTTGTCTGATTAGCCTTCACTAGGGCTGCTCGCGTTTTTGCTACCTGTGCTGGATCTGCAGCACCAGCTTTCTTTGCTACAACAGCTTTTATAGCCTCTTTCCTTTTAAATATATCTTCTCCAGCTTTCTTAAGATTAGCTTTTGATGTAGCAATTTGTGCACTGACAGCAGCAATAGCTTTCTTAATCTTAGCAGGGTCTATCTCTTTAACCGCAGTGAGTGGATCTTCTCCACCCTGCTCAGCTAGAACTGAGTTATAGTGTCCTTCGAGTCTCGTCCAAAATTTCGCCTCATCAAATGAAAACTGTGTCTTGGTCGTGTGTTCAATTATTGGAAGAGCAGTCGAGAGACCGTAAGGGGTAATTGTATCTACGGTATGTAGAACCTCAGTTAGAACATCCTCGTTTACCATATCACAAACTTGTAAATAGTTCTCGAGAATTGAATTCTTAAACTCACTCATAAGAATCATTTCATCGAAAACATCGTGCTCAGCATTTGGTGAGGGAAATTCTTCATACACAATAGCATGGAGAATCTCAAAGTCTGAAGCCTCATTCATAATATGGTTCATCAGACTTTCTTTTCCCTCTAGCTCGGTCTGCTCAATCAAATTTGAAAGAGTTTCCCTTGCAGTACCAAGGAAAAGAATAGAATTCTGAACATTTGTTACTTCGGTGAACATAATTATCCTCCTAACTTATTATCCGGATTCCTTTTCGCCATATCCTTGAACTGTTGATATACTTGACTCAATGGTTGGGACAAAAGTATTTACAATCTTATCCTTTACCCATGGTTCGTGCCATTGGTAGTCAACGTTAAACTCGATTTCAACTTCAAGTTTTCCAACAGTTTCAACATCACTGGTGTAAAGATCTTGTGGATCTTTTGCTGGAAAACAACCATCAAAGCATGCAAAGTATTCAACTGTTTTTGCATCTGGAGCTGTAGTCCAGTAATAGATCAAAGAACCGTAAGTGGCCTTGGTATAGCCAGCACCCTCTTCTCCATCTACTAGGGCGGTAACACCAGTTCTGTAGTCACGAATTAACTTTGTCCAACCGTGAAAAATATCTAAGATTGGAGTCTTGTTGAACTCAAGAAACTTAATTGAAACTGTGTTTCCATAGTCAATGTTACCAGGAACTGCCCACTTGACTCCACCTAGACCGGTGAACTCCACCTTTGCCAAAGTCCCACCCGGAGGAGTAACTGATAGACATGAGGCTGCCAGTACATACCTAATATCATTCAGGTTCTCCAATCCACTATTCATCTCTTTAGTATACTCTGGTAGACCGGCCGGGAGTTTGTCAAACCAGACGAAATGATATCCGGTGACGTATGGATCAGCAACACCAACTGTCGTCCCGCCAAATCGTCTGGTGAGTATATTTTGACCTAACTCTGCAAACGAATATTTCATTGAAATTCCTCCTTAGTCAATCTGTATTATTGATTCTAAATGTTTTATCACCTGTAAAGTCGCAGCCCAGTTGCCTTCAAATCTGACTGCTCTATCATCAATATAAAATTCAGCCGGTAACTTCTCACTAGTTATCATATCGAATGGAATATCATATTTGATAAGCCACTCTTTCACCATTCGCTCTTGTTTCTTCCATTCGGGCCTAGACTTTCCTGTCCTTGCCGAAAAGATTACAATCTCGTATCCCCTTTCTTTTAACTCATTCATTGCTTCTCGTGCCCCTGCTATGGGCGGATCGTATACTGTTCCATCTGACCAACCCTTAGAGTACTGGTGAAGTGTTCTGTCGAGGTCAACTAAAATATTCTTCTTTTTCATACCAGCCTGCTCATTCGGATAAGGGACACGAAGGACTTTCCTCTTTTTCTTCTCATACGGCCAGTCCATAGGAAAAATAGATTCATACTCTTTAACTTTGGATATTATTTTATTTAAAATCCTTTGCTCATATCTACTTCCAACATCCTCAATACTTACCAGTGAGAGACCACAAGAGGTACACTTCATCACTGGACATGATATATTTTCTTGTCGGGAAACTGGCTTCCCAAATAACTCGCACGTCTTGTTTTCACAAGTACAAGCATCTGTACTGCCGACCCCTGCTCTTGGGCCACCAGCGGTTAGTTGCTCGATAACTCTTCTTAACATCATTCGCGCTATCTCCATGGATAGTTGGCATTTATTATTTGTTCTTTGCTATGTAATAAATGGGATGGTCAGATTCATTAATAAGTTGAATAACTATATATATTAATTTTAAAGTGATATGGTTGTAGTTTTTAATTGTTCATAAGTTTCCCGGCTCTTTGAGATTGGCCCTATCTCAAAAACAAATGAGGAATGTACTGTAGACGGTACGAACCTCAGTTAACCTCCTTGTCAAGAGCCGGGAATTTTTTTAGAATTTTGGAACAAAAAACTGAATAGGAGAACTAAATGACTAAAATTAATAATATTGACGAAGATATTTTTCCAGACGTCCCACACAATGCAGTTGAAAAATTATGTCAAATAATGATTGACAAAAACCTAGCAGATACGGAGGAATTAAGAGTTGTAGCAAAAAAACAAATTATTACAAGTGTTATGTTTCTCGAGGAATTGGGGGCCAAGGTAAGATGGAAAACCAAGGAGGAAGGAGAATCGACACACTAGGGGGGGAATCATGTATGACGTTGATCTTTGGCTTATTACTAGATGTATCCTCTTCCTAATATCAATCTGTGGATTTTGGTTTGGCCTCTATTTAGTAATTAGGGCTTACAAGAAGACTCTTGAAAAAGCGGCCTACTTAGTTGGTATCATTTTTGTTTTAGCATCGGGATTTATTTTGCTGATATTGACCACAGATATATTTTATTAGGAGGGAAGATGGTTGCACGAATGGTTGGAATGAAGAAAATTGTTGAGACGGGTAGGTATGTAATTATTTTTAATGTAGCAAATGGTAAAGAGATCATCTTTGGAAAACATGGTTTTCCTGATCCTTTCATGCTGGACTATCCAAATCTAATTGACATTGGGATTATGGGTCATTGTCCAAACAAGTGTAAGTTTTGCTATCAAGGTGGGGAAGAGCAACCAAACATGAAACTTGAGGACTTCAGGAAGATAATGGATGAATCTAAAACCTATACAAATCAGGTAGCTCTAGGTGGAAGGGGGGACCCAAACCTGCATGAAAACTTTGGAGAGATTGTTGGTTATGCTCGGGAAAATGTCGTTGTCCCCAATTACACAACCTCAGGGTTAGATCTGACAAGCGAACACATCGAGATATCAAAGATGTGTGGGGCTGTCGCAGTATCAGATTACGGTCAGGATTTCACATTTGGCGCTTTACAAAGACTCATGGATTCTGATATAAAGACAAATCTACACTTCCTTTTGTCTAAAGAATCTCTAGGTAAAGCAGTAAATATCCTCAAAGGTGAGGATGTTTGGGATAGAAAGATTAATTTAGACAGACTAAATGCTGTCATTTTCTTATTGTTCAAACCTCAAGGGAGGGGCAAAAAACTAATAGACTGGGCATTGACAAATGAAGATTTGAAAGAGTTCATTAGTCTGAGATTGGAGAATAACACAAACTTCAAAATCGGCATGGACTCTTGCCTAGTCAATCGAATTACACAAACCACAACTCTAACTAAGATGGAGGAGATGTTTCTTGATACTTGTGAGGCTGCTCGTATGTCATGTTACATAAGTCCAGACATGATGTTGATGCCATGCTCATTTGCAGACAAGGATAAGTATGGAATATCCCTCAAAGATATGTCAATTGAGGATGCATGGAAATTAAGTCATGCATTTGTGGAAACCAGACAAATGTTGGAGGAGAACAAAGAAAGGTGTCCATACGATTTTTAAGAGGAGTCAAGCATGAAACCAGAGATAGCTCATGAAATAATTAATGATGAAGTTATCTGCATATCCACTAACAATAGGGGAATCTGCGAACTTTCAGTAGTTGGCATGGAGAAGCACAAAGAGTTTCTATTAGGACATGATGTGGAGTGTCCATACCCTTTATTCTTTTTTCACAGAATAAAAGCAGTAAAAGAAGGAAAGGGTCATGGTACAGTCATGATGAAACGATTGGTTGAAATTTGTGATGAGAGAGGAGTCGCAATTATCAACTCAATAAATCCCTATGGCCGAATGAATTTAGAGGAGTTGAAAGAGTGGTTTGGGAAATACGGATTCTTTGAAGTGACAGAGCACGTAGTTGTTAGATTTCCGGAGGAGCGAAGTGAAAATAAAAGCTGACTTTGTGACTAACAGTTCTTCTGCCTGTTATGTTATTATGTTCCCACCAGAATTTAATATACAAGACCATCTGTCAATGCTGGAAAAGGGAGGAATTTTTAATAGATTCGAGCATTACACAATAGGTCAAGACCTTGAGTTAGATGTAAAAAAAATAACACATTTCTTTGAAGTACTTCTTCAGAAGGGATGTATAGTTGAACACTTGTGGAAAGAGGGTCGAATTTATATGTGGGTTGTGTTAGATATTTGTACAGACCTTAAGTTTACAGTAGCAGAGTATGATATACCCCACGAAGGTAACAATATTATAGTAAATATCGGAATGTCTAAAGTCCTTGATAAAGTAAAGGAGATTGGAGGACTCATTGAAGATAAAACAAGACTTCGTGACAAATAGCAGTTCAACTGCTTTTATCATCAACTGGAAGAAATATTACAAAGATCCAGATACCATATACACAAAGGAGGAGGCCCAGGCATATCTGGAGTCCTATGGTAGAGAGTGGGACAGCACAGATCACATTAGGGCAGCAATACATGCCTACATAGATGCCATTGTGCATACTAAAGATCGGGTTGTGGAAGAAGATTATCAATCACAACTGTACTCACACGTTCTCCACTATGTTAAAGAAACAAAACATAAGTGGGTGGTGTGGGTACTAAGGGACGAATCCGTTTCTGATATGGATGACAAAATGTTTCCACATCATAGTTACAATGATGATAGCTACTACAAGGAGTGTGGACATGAGTTCCCTCACCTGTAAGATACCTCTTCCACTTGAATTGATATTACCTGAAGGTTTTCCATGTCCCAAGTGCCTAATTTATGCCAACTGTTCTAGTCCATGTGATAAACTTGTAATGGGGCACGATAAACTTACTTACCTAATAACAGATTTGAGACTGTGTCCTGACTGTGGACAAAAAGCTGTCAAGGGAATATTATACTTAAGTTTATCAAGTTGTGTCAAATGTTTTAATTGTAATCACATATTTACGAGAGTTTGGGATGAGGAGGGCCGCAATAGCGTATGGGTAAGAGATTATGAAAATAAAAGCTGATTTTGTAACCAATAGTAGCTCTGCAAATTTCTATCTGTATCTGGAGATGACAGAGGATTTTACCCTCGATAGTTTCTTTGATCTCTTTGGGGCGTACATGGAGAATCTGATGAGGGTTTACAGTTACCGAAACGATTTTAAGCATATGAGGTTCTTTCAACCTACGATTATAATGCTCAATGATAGAAACTTCAGGTTGGAAGACTCTACTTCAATGCTCAATGACTATGATAATGTTCCATATTATATGAAGCACATAGTTATGGAACATATTAATGTTAGCCCAGACATGTCAGATTTCTTTTTAATGAAACTCAAGAATGTTAAATTTGAATCAATATCCACACAATAGTGGAGGAAAAGTTGAAAATCAAATCTGATTTTGTGACGAATAGTTCGTCCGTTAATTTTATAGTTGTTCTACCAAATGATTTTAAGATTGAAAATTACCTCAGTATACGTGAACATGCTAATATTCTCGATACTTCAAGAGTTCACATAGATGATGTTATCGACTCATTTAATACACTTATAATGGATGGGAGTATAAGTTCAGATATGTATGATGACTGTCCAGAAGTATTCGACTATACTCTAAGAGTTCTTGGTGAGTTAAAAGTAATCATACAGAAAGTCGATACTCCTGCTGGTGCTCCATATGTAATCGTAAATATTGAAGCACACGTTGATAAGATCAGAGAAAGACTGGCCAAATTTAGCGAAAACCAAATGGAAAGGATTTCAGATGCGGTACGACCACTGGAAGAAAGTGTTGGAGAAACACTTTGAAAGGTGCAACCTCGAAATTGATATTCATAATGACAGAGGTGAGGCTGAGAATGCCTGGAACAGAAGGATAAGAAGTATTAGAGGCGGTGATCCAGATCCAGATTTCGCTTTTGACATTATTCGCAATCCACGAAAGAAGATTGAAAAGTTTATCCTCTTTATTGATAACCATGAGCGTATAAGGATTCTCTCACATCGACCTGAGACACGTCATGTTGTACTTGGAGTCGAGAATGAACCAGGTATTTTTGATCGTCTCCTCTGTGGTCATGATGAGAGGGAATACTTTATCGCAAGTCTACCAAGCGATGCTCAAATAACGACCGTTGAGCAAGCTATTGAGAGCTTAAAAAGAAATCCTGTCAGAGAAGCGGAAAGGAGGGGTGCAAAAGTTATAAGACAGGGAGAATGGTACTTTATTCCTCAACCAGATTTTGATAGGCAAAATTATTTCATTCACACAAACGAACCTTTAGTTAGGATGGTTCGTGGTCGAATGGGCGGTACACCCCATATGGTCTCAGAGATTATAAGGACAACAGGTTCAAGTACAGCTCTCGTTGAAACAGGTCGTTTAAATAAAGATGGTAGTAAGATTATGCAAGAGATGGTCAGAGTGAATAGCGTTTATGCAAGAGGTACAGTCAGTCATCCAGATCACAAAACTGTTAAACTCCGAGGTTGGCACCTCGTTATAATGAATCGAGAATTTGAAGGACGTTGGAATGCTGGCGTAACATTCCTCGACTAACAGTTTATTCCCCAGCTGCCACCCTTTACCTCTCACCTTAGGTGGTTGGTACGAAGCTCCTCTGTCCCGCCTACAATCCTGTGGGGAAAGACTTGAATCTGGTCGTACCGGAAAACTTTTGCAGATCAGTCTTAAAACGTGCATGAATGGAGGATAGCTGTGGCCGGAGGTCCACACCTTTGTGGTCAAAAACAAGGATTGTAACCTCTTTTCTTCCCCCCCTACTAGAGGAGAGCAGGGATGAAAAAAAAGATTCCAAATTTAGAAGGCATTAGTTATGAGGGTATGCCACTTGATCCAATCAACCTGCCCGTAATTTCCAATGAAGTAGTAGAATCAGTGGAAGAAGATTTGCGAATTATGGGCAAGTGCAAGAAGCGTGTAAAACCTAAATACATAAAAGGAACAGGAAGGAGGGGAAAACGAAGTGCAGTTAGACTTTTAAGCCGAGAGGAAGTTAACGATTACACATTCAAGAGGAAAATACAAATGGCTGAAAATAAAAGATCAGAAAGAACAATGAGAGCTTTAGCTTTCCTCTTTGACGAAACCCATAAGACTGGAAAATGGATAGGCACTGAAGACGTCGCCAAGCATCTGGATATTCCTAGGAGTTCAACATCCGGACTATTGACTATTATCAGCAAGAAGATGCACGAGTTTATCGAGCTGAAGCTAGACAACAAGAAGATCTTGAGACAAATGAAAGACGACTGTCCATTCAGTAGTGCAAGGGAATTCGTTGAAGAGTACTATCGTCGTAGTGGCAAGAAAAGAAAGAGGAGAGTTAAAGTAAGACCGAAACCAACTGAACCGAAACCAATTGAACCGAAATCAACCAAAACAAGAGATGCAATGCAGAGAGCTTTAAGGTTCATCTATGCAAAGAGTATTGCAGGAGGTGATGAGGGTTGGGTTGAGTCCTCAGATGTAGCCGAGGCTCTTGGTATCACTCTTCACTCATCATCAGGTTTAGTTTCAAGAATTGATACCCGGATGCACGATCTAATGATCATCGAAAACATCGGAGTCGGAAAACAAAAGAAGTACAGACGCAGAGTTAATATGAAATTCGTCCGCTTCGAGAATTCTGAAGAATTTGTTAAAGAGTTCTACAAACGTGGTCCGAAATTCGATAAGAAAGTAGAACCAATTGTAGAGGCACCACTTGAGGTCGAACCTGAAGAAGTGAAAACTGATGAAGTGGATGAAATTGATGAATCTCTGAAAAAATTGGAAGAAGAGGTTAGGGAGGGTGTTGAGAAAGTAGCTAAGGGAGCGGCTGATACACTCGCTGAAATTCTCAACGCTGTAGGCAGAAGGGTTGACCTAAATCTTAACGTAACAGGAGAGGTAAAGTTCAGATTCTTGTTGGGTGAAAACAAGTAATTGAAAGGAGGAATTAAGACATGGTGAGGAAATTATCATTGATTTTACTGGCAATTGTACTGGTTCTACCAGTGGCGTGTGCGCAGCAGGCAAAGGCCCCGGAACAACCACTTCAGGTTTACTCAACGGAAATGGAAAACCAGGGTTTCACGAACGCTCTGGTTGAGGTTGAGGAAAAACTGAAAGAGTGTGAGGAGAATGGTTTGAGGAATTGTCCTGACCTCTATAACGCGGCGCAGAAGTTAAAGGGTGATGCTTATAACGCGTGGACAGAATGTCGTAGTGCAGAGGCATTTGACATGCTTAAGCAAGCTCTTGCCAAGGCACAAGAAGCCTGTGAGTGTTTGGAGGAGGTAGTTGTTGTTGAAGAAGCAGCACCTATCGTGCTTAGTTGGGACAATGCATTATTTGACTTTGACAAGTCCAACATCAGACCAGATGCGGCTGAGGTTCTGGATAAAGTGGCTGAGGATATGATACTCAATCCCGATACCAAAGTTGTTATTCTTGGTAATACTGACTCGATTGGTTCAGACGAGTATAACAACAGTCTCTCAAAGAGGCGTGCCGATTCGGCCGTAAGGTATCTCACTGAGAAGGGTGTAAATGATTCCCAAATTCACTCAATTAAGGCTCAGGGAAAACTCTTTCCCAGCGTCCCCAATAGAGTGGATGGAAGAGACAACCCCTTCAATCGACAGAAAAATCGTCGAGTTGAAATAATTGTGTACGAGTAAAGACTACCAGGAGGTAGTTGACAGTGTGCCCGGAGTTGATTTGACCAGTCAGACCCCAGCCTCCAAAAGAGGAAGGAAAACTGGTTATTTCGCTTCGGGCACAATTTTTTTTCTAAAGGGAGGTGATGTAGTGTATCTTAAAAAATATTGGTGGGACGAAATAGATCATCTAGATATAGCAAAATCTTTTGTAAAAAATACGCCATTATACCTACTTAGCATCAGTGTACTTTTTCTTTATCCGATAGTACTCAACGGTCGATTTGCATACTTTATGATTTGGTTTTTCTATCTTACAATAGCACTTATAGTATTTCGACCACCTTACGAATCAACACACGTTAATCTCACAATCACAACAGTTACTTTGATTTCAATGTTAGCAGTTTTTTCTGCAATGTTTGGCGATGTAATGGCTAATGTTGTTGCCCTCTGGATCTGTCTCAGGTTCAGAAAGGCACTGGTGTTTCTCATGGACTTGGGGGTAATGGAAATAAATGAAACTGAAAGCGGATTTCGTGACTAATAGTTCATCGACGTCTTACATGATTGATGTTCGCGTTGATATTTTGACCGCAGATGAATTTGTGAAACATTTATATATGGGCACAGACTTGCGTGGCCAGATGATTAGTTACGACTTTAGATACTCACAACAGCAGATAATTGATTCTCTGAATAGAGGATACGGATTCCCTCTCAGTAAGGGAAGTCACAATCTCATTTTCGGAGATGAAAACTATGATGCTGCAGGTGAAGTTTTTGATTACTGTCTTAGAAAGGGGCACGACGGTCCTAAATTTCACATCTGGTTCCATGAATCCTTGAGGTAAAATTATGGAATACAAACACGGAATTGTATGTCCTGCGTGCGGTAAGGGAAAGTTGATAATAACTTTTGATCCTTTAGAATTTAGTTATAGGGGTCATGATCAAATTTTTGAAGGATTCGACTCGTTTAAATGTGATCTCTGTCCTGAGACCTTCTTGAATAAAAGACATAGTTCAGAACTTGAAATAATGCTTAGAGCATGCAGAGAGGTACTTGATAAAAAATCAGAGGATGATGCAAAGATTACTTGGACTTTTATAAGGATGGAGGCGGATGAAAATGTCAAATCTAACTGAGTGTTATCAGTGTAAATGTGAATATGATCCAAGAGAAAGTAATACGGTTCTCCCCGATAATATGAACATATGGGGCGTAGACCCAGATGAAAAACTCCCCCAGTGTCCTGAGTGTGATACGGTGGACTTTATGGATATTGCTACAAGACAACTCATCAATGATCCAAGATTTAAGGAGGAGAAGAAAGATGATTAGTGATGAACGAGTAAATTTTATCATCAGAGAGTGCCTATTCGGCCATGAAGAACTCGAAGATGGGAAGCCCAAGAATCCTGACGACATGATTGTAATTGAAGGTGTTGTGAATAGTTATGGCCTTCATAGGGGGAGAGTTGATAGTCACAAACCAGAGATTGTTAGTTTTCTTGAGCAGCTTCCAGATATGTTTATGAAAGATTTAGGAGGAGGTTGGTCCTTCTTAAAGGCTAGCGATACAAATGAAGGTGAACAGTGGACTGGTTTACAACGAACAATGGAGGCACTCTTTGTTTTGGGCATGGCACTAGGTAAGGTTAAGTTTGCCAATCCAAGAGAAAAGTGGAATGAACTTCCGGGGCGTATGCCTTATATGATTGTTGATTTGGAGGGAGAACGAGATGAGTGAAAAACTTCGTTGCTTTTTACTAGCATCAGTACTAATTCCTCTAATGTTTTTTCTCCTGTGTATAGCGTTTTTTATTGCTGGGGGAAGAACTCTAAGAGTATGGTTTCCATTGACATTTGGTTTAGCGATAGCTGTCAACTCTTATATAACCTTTAAATTAGCGATAAAGGAGTTTGTTGAGCATGCAACTAAGAATTCTGTCAGTTGATTGGGACTACTTTTTTCCTGATATGTTCTGGTATGACTGGAGTCAAAAAGAAGAGAGTATGATGTTCTTAGAGTATCTCTGGTATATCAGATACGGTAATCAACACCTGAAAACTGGAGAGTTGGCTAAAGATACAGTCAAACCAGACAAAACTCGTCTGTGCGGTTTTTGGGAGAAAGTGTCTCCTAGAGAACCGTATATAAATTTAACAATTACCGAGAGTCACAAAGACATTGTAACAACTCTTGACTTCTTTTTCTCAGACCCTCTTGATAGACCAAGTTTTGAAATATGGAATTTCGACCAACATCACGATGCCGGTTATGGCATGGAGAAATTAAATTGTGATAATTGGGCACACTACCTACACGAAGATGGTCGCCTAAGTGAATATCATGTGATCTATCCACCTTGGAGAAAAGAGAAAATAGAAGAGAAACCAAAGTTTCCCTGTACTATGCATTATGAAATTCCAGATCTTCCAGACAGATTTGAGTTTGTATTCATATGTAGATCGGGTGGATGGACTCCAAGTTGGTGTGATGAGGAATGGATTAAGTTCATCGAGCACTGGAAGAAGTATGAACTTTTGTGGACAACTAAAAGTTCTGCTCCATATGCTCTTAAGAAAAGACCTTTTGATTATGAGAAGGCGGAGGATCAAGCAAGAAAGGAAGCAGAAATAAGAGATAAAATCAGAGAAGATAAT